TGAGTCATTATCTTCACATCTTTTATAGAATTTTCACCAACAATTTTATTCACAGCATCAGCGTTCTGACCAATATTTTCATTCAGTTTACGCTGAACAATTTCTTTGATAAGATTTCTTAGTTCAAATTTTTTCATTTGCCGTGCATTTTTAATATTTCAGCAGCAGCGGCTTTTGCTTTTTTAGCCAATTCAACTTCACGCTTTTCTTCTGGATTATTCATGTCTGTTTCATCATGTTCTTCATTCATTCCTTTAGCTTCCCAAGCAGCCCACATTTCACAAACACGCTGATTACCTTCATTTTTAGAATTATGCATCTTCCACATTGTTGCATAAGCTTTTTGTGGAACATCTTTGTATCTACTCAACAATTTCTTTTTAAGAGCAGCTGGAAAATTTGGTGGAGTTCCTTCTTGTAGATTGGTTTCAGCCACTCCCAATCCAATTGCTTCTTTTACTATTTGTCTTACCAGTTGTTTTAGTTGATCTTTATTCATAGATTTTCTATTCTTATTTTTAAGTATATATAAATATCAATAAGTTTATAAAAAAAGTGTATTTAAGTTACACAGTGTTTGCATTTATTGTGTGATTTGTGTGGCTTGGAATCAAGATTGTATAGTCAGATATGAACAGATGTCAAGATCAAAATGCTCAACTACATGTTATTATAACAATATATAAAAAAGAAAACCACCGATTATTCGGTGGTTTTCAGGTGTAGAATTAAACTTTGACTTATTATATTAAAATTGCAGAATACAATAGTCCATGCTCAGTGTGACACTTATTGTCAACGCATCTCCTGCACTTGACCAATCCAGCGCAGTTGCATTGAAATCAACTTGTGAAGGAAACGCACCCTTGATGTCCCACTTTTCAACAATATCTCCAACAGGACCAAGAACTTGAATTTGTACGTCCTTCTTGTACATGTCGGCATACCCGTTGCGACCAGTGACAGATTCATGTGCCAGACGCACCCATTCCATGCATGCTTGAGCAGCAGACGGAACGATTGGATCATACAAAGTGATATTAATGTCCTGCCATTCACTCTTGCCTTTCAACTTGCGCTTCAAATTGATATGATCCATTGTTATAACACCAACGTTGATATTGGGACGACCGGCTGCTTTTATAGTATACGCGGGTATACCGTCGATATTCATTATGAAACGATTGGCCACTTTTGGCTCAAATGCTGTAAAGAAAATTTGATTTTGGTCTATTAGTTCTGCCATAATATTGGGTGTTTAATTGTTTGTTCTTTGATTATAAATATACAATAAAATATAAAATAGTTTAATTATTATCAAAATTATTTAATCTTATAATAAGATAATGTTGGGAATTTTATGAATGGTGTTGACATATTAATAAACGGTGTTCATTGTGCAATTATGACTATATTCAATATAGAAAGATCTTTTACAGAAAAAGCCAAGCGTCGTTGGAATAAAATCTTTATTGCTGTAGATGTGCATGATGTTATATTAGAAGCCAAATATAATCTAAATAATGATGGTGCGGATTATATGCCCAATGCAGTAAAAGTGTTGCAGCAATGGAGCAAGCGTGAAGATATATCTTTGATATTATGGACAAGTAGTCATGTCTTACCTGCCAGTAAAGTATTGGATAATCTTGAAAAACATAATGTATATTTCAAACATGTAAATTGCAATCCAGAATGTCCAAATGATGCATTGTGTGACTTTAGCAAAAAGTTTTATGCCAATGTAATTTTAGATGACAAGGCGGGATTTTCAGGAAACGACGATTGGTTTTTAATTGAAAAAGAATTGAAACGAATTGGAGAATGGAAAGAATAATTTAATATAGTACAAATAGTATTGACTATACCAATCAAATGTATAACAATAAATATTGTCAACTAATAACGGTTGATGCAACAAAAGAAAAATATGAAAAAGTATATCCTATTAGCACTAGCATCAGTATTGTCAGTTGTAGCCGCAGAAAAGAAAGAACGCCCGCCGCTGACTGATGAGCAAAAAGCAATCGTCGCAAAGTATGACACAAACAAGGATGGTAAATTGGACAAAGAAGAACGAGCAAAGATTACACCAGAAGATGCAGCAAAGTTGCCGCCTCCTGCCGCTGGTAAAAAGAAGCAATAAGTTCGTGAAGCAATAATTCACTTAAAAAAGAAGCCCCGAGAAATCGGGGCTTTTTTATTTCTTACTTTGAAAGTTTAGAAGCTATTCTTGCTATATCGCTATACACAGCATCATCATCTTTTTTGTATCTCGATGATATATCTTCAATATAAGGGTTTATGTCTGGATATATACCAAACTCAATTGCATACGATAATATTTGTTTTGCCGCGTTTTCAATTTCTCGTTCATACCCATCGTTGTTCATGGCAATTTCTTTTACAGCCTTTGGAACGGTTGCATATCTACCAAATAAGAAAATATAAGTCAGAACATCGGAAGGACCAAACCCACTAACTGCTCTATATGCATCCTTTAATGTGGCACCGGCTTCCAAAGTATCGTCAATCAGCAATACATTTGCTCCTTTTATTTTCTTGATCAAGTCAATAGAGTACCCTTCCGCAACAGTGTAAAACATGCTATAATACATTCTATTGGTAGCACCGACTTTTTTGATTTCAAATTCTTCTTCTCCGTGATTTTTTTTCTTAGACTCTAAATCTCGAATGACATATTCAAAATATGACAGATCTTTTTTTAGGCTCTTGGCTCGTTTGTACTGATGCCAAAATACGGGTGACAATTGTACGTTTTTCCATTTGTCTTTTTTCAAAAATCCTTCCAATACCACTGCATTTGGAACATATCGTTTAACTTCATTTGCAACGACGTAATTTAATTTGCTTTTTGATCCAAAAGGAATGATTACACTTATCTTTGATGCATCATACACTTCGGAGTTGAACAATCTTTCGACGGATATTTTAACCAAATTTCTTACAATCGATTTGCTGCCAGCACCGTGCTCTGGGTGCTTGACTGCATGGCGCAAATTTACAAGAGCAGTTTCCATATAATCATCGTCGCCGGCGTCTTTCATCGCCTGCACTGCTTTTGGCATGACCCTGAATGCAGCGTAAACTTTCATTCCATGTACTGTAAAAAATTTACGTGCATCATCGTCGTCGGTAGGAACCAATCCAAATTCACCCTCATCTTCGTCGGCCATCCAAGTCACAGATTTTCCATCCGGCGAAGATATACCGTCGTCAATTTTCTCTAATTCATTCACGCTCATCTTTTTATCATAGTTCTTGGCTATATTGTCTTTGATTTTATCCAAATATCCATGAGCACGAATAATCTTGAATACTATATTTTCTTCACTCAATTCGCCGCCACTATCCAAACCAGATTGACGATACTTATAAAGCTTGTCCAACAGACTCTTTAGAGCAGTTTCATCATGTTTTGACAATAGTGTTGTTATCTTCTTTTTGTATTCTTTATACTTCTTTTTTATAAGTTCTTTGTTGAAAGTTGGACTTTCTTTAACAGGTTCTTGAATCCAATCATTTTTATATACACTATATGAACTGGCTGAAGTAGGTACATGTGCTGTGTCTTGAACATATATTTCAACATCATGACCTTTCATGGTAATATTATGTTTGTTGTTCCAACCCACTTTTATAGCATCAAATAATGTTTGAGCATCATCTGCTGTCATATCTAAATCTTTAAAATCTGTGACAACATGCAAGTCAATGTCACTATAATCTGTCCAATTATAATTGGTGATGCTGCCAATGACAACAATATCATATATTTTTATATGTATATTATTTTCTTTCTTGAGATTGGCCACAAAATCTTGCGCGATTTTTAATAATCCTTTGCGCACTATATCATCAAGTTTGGCACCATCTTCATTGATGTTCCAAAGTTTTGGACAAAGATTATTGCGATATAAAGGATATTTCATTTTTTTAAAGCCATAACGTCGGTGATATGAAACTGTTCTTTTATCAAAATAGATCTCAGTTTTAAATTGCTCATATTGAGAGTATATCTCTAATTTTTTGTATACTGCTCGCTGTGTCTGTGTGATGAATGGCAATGTTGCCAGACACATTTTCCCATGCTGTTATGTTATCCGGCCTGCCGTCTTCTACGTCACCGGGACCGGTGTCATCCAACAACACATTCATAACATTCGGAATTTTTGTAGCATAGTTTGATTTCAAATAACCAGAGGTTGCAATTCTTACCTCAACCGTTGAATCAATATATTTTCTTATCCAAGCTTCTTTTTGTTTTTTAACATTGGAACCTTGTCCCGCGCTTAGTATTATGGGCGTCGGATTTTTAAAATTATCTTTTACAAAGTCCCACAAAATTTTTGCGTCTGGTAGAGGATCTAGATTCAACCAAAAATTTGGATTTTTTTCTACAACATCCCAAAAAGCATTTTTTCCATTTTTTTTAGAATATTCTTTTGGTGTCATTGTTGTTATTTTTTTGAACCCACCATCCAAATCAACGAGAACTCCGTCCATATCTACGTATAATTGAATTTTTAATGGATTTTCACCATCTTCTTTGGCCACCGCTTCTTTCAAGATATTCTTCAGTAATATATGCATATCTTATAAATATATCAATACTACTCAATATATCAATAAAAAAACCCACCTTTCGGTGGGTTTTTGAGTTTAATTTTTTATACTATATTAGGCGCCAGGAAAAGTAGCACCCGTTGGTAGTACATTGAAATCAAGTACAATGAATTCCGCAGTGCGTGTTGGCTGGATGAATATTTGACCATACAATATACCACGATCAACTATATCTGGAGTATTGTTACTATCATCCATAACTACTTTGAATGAATAGATACCGGAACGTTGTTGTACGCTCTCCAAGTATGGATTTACAATATTCAAGAAACGTTGGCGTGTCGTGCTGACGTTTTGTTCAAACACCAGATAGCGACTTGACGACGCAATGAACTTCTTCAATGCAATCAACAAACGACGTACATTGATGCGATCCAAAGCGGAAGGCTGACGTTGCAGTGTCTTTTGACCCCACGCCACAACACCTTGTCCTGGAAACGCAGCAATTGGATTGATGCGACCTTCATATAGAGTATCGCGTTCGGTGTGAGACAATCTGTCAGCCACCGATATGGCAGTTGCAATACCGCCACGGTTTAGACCGGCAGGAGCAAACCATTCAGCCGCTACCTTGTCGTTTGAAGCATATACACCCATCATAACAACCGACGGAGGAACTGTCATTATCTTGTTGCTGTTTGATTCGCTGATCTTGACCCAAGGATAATACGATGCTGCATAATTTGTATCAAATTCACCGGCCAAATCAACAACATTTTGAATAGCAGCCGCACCAGCTGTTTGATTTGGTGCAATGTCCATGATATAAAACGCATCACCACGGCGTTCACATACATCAACGATTGATGTTGCGACGTATGAATGATCGTCATAATTGATACCAGGTGCAACCACGAGATTGAAATCAAACTCGTCGGCATTGCTCAATGCAGAAATAGCTTGTCTATACGCATAAGTCCCACGACTTGTTGATGTAGAACAATCTAGTCCTTGTTGATTTGTTGGAAGAATATCATCTCCGATAAGAATTGGCATTGATGGAGATTGACCATCAAATCCACCTTGGAAACCAAGAATGAAACGACGTTTCTTAACATTCAAGGATTCTTGGGAAGCAACATATAGTGGAGATATTCCGCAGTCATTTTCCAGATCAAATGCTACATTTGAATTAACAGATGCGCCTTGTGGAACTGGTGCGAAATATTGCTTGTTGTCAAGTTCAGGTCCAACCGACGATCCGTTTGGATATAATCCCGCTAATTCTGCATCTGCTTGACCAGGTGCTGGATTAAATACCACACCTGATGCATAACGACCAACTTGTAGGGTATATACAGATGCACTACAATATTGCATTGCTGCTAATTTACCAAGACGAGCATAATCTCCACCGATTGGTGATGTATATGGACCAAATCCAAATGGAATTGAACCGACTGGCCATGGTGATGTTGCTGTTTCAACGCGAATATATTTACTCTTTTGTGGAAAAGTTCCATTTTCAATTATTTTACCATTGAAGTCTATATAGTTGTATGTATCACCAATTCGACGAGCAATAAAGTTTGGACTGTCTGGATCAATATTCAAATTATCGTAACGTTCTAAATAATTTGGTTTTAGATCAGTATCTCCATAGCCACGTAACCCAAGAGTAAATGATCCGTACTTTGTGCCTGATATTGATCCTGGACTGCGAACATTGCTGATTTCAACTTTATACATCAAGTTTGATGTGGTACCATCGCTCAAAGTATGAACCTTGAATAGATCATAAGCCTGCGCGTCAGCTGTGTTATATCCAGCGATTGCCTGCGAACGAATATAAGGAGTATATGCGTTTGTTAGGTCATATGTTGATGTTCCATCGGCTGGTAATATACCATCTTGGAAATCCATAGCATCGCGGAAACTAACAGAAATCTTCCAACTTCCAGATTCCAACATTTCGGTTATTATTTGCTTTGTTTTGTGTTTGAAGTTTACATATGTATACGCCGCTTCTTTCTTTTGAAGAGCAGCTACTGGATAGTATCCAGCCACTGGATCTGTACCAAATACATTTGTGATATACTTGTTGGAATTTTCATCAAGCGAGAACTGATATGTTCCATATGATGAACTTGCGGTGTTTCCTTCGGTATCTGTGTAAATGGTATTCAGGTCCAATGAAAAATCAGCAGTAATTGATTCTGCGGACGATGTGTGTAACAAAGAACCGCTGAATCCGTATAAGTTTTGTCCTGTATCATATGCTGTGTTGGCAAGAACTGCAAGAAGAACGCTGTCGCTTCCAGTTGCATATGAAGAGCTTTCACAACCATCTTCAGTCAAACCAACGCCCGGTTGAAATCCATTTGGATTAAACGGACCATATGAACCAGTTAGAATTCCGGAAATTTCCAGAACAAAATCACAAGCTCCGTTTACTCTGGAAATTGTCAATTCAGACAGTCTTGTATTATTCCAAGGAGACGATCCACTGACAAGGAACGGAGTATTATTGATAGACGCAGTTGCGCGGAAATAATCCAAACATCCGTCAGAACCAGTCACCGCACCATAAAGATTTGTTGATGAACTTAAAAACGTTCTGAGTTGAAGTGTTCCGATAACATTTGATTCATTCATATAATATCCACTTTCAAATGTTGCATTTACGCTTCCTGTGATATTAAATTGACTATTAACAACAGAATTTGGATAAATTGTACCGGACAACAACGATCCAGAAACAATTGAATTCTCTTGAAAACGAGAATATTGTCCAGCAATTGCAGTGACAAACAATGCTTTTTTCTGTTCGTAGCCAGACAATCCACCGACGCGAACGACGGTGACTTGACCTTGCTGACGAATATATTGTTGTGCAGTAATTGGACCATACAATGTACCATCGGTATCGCCGAAGATATTAGCTAAGTCCGCCTCGCTGGTAACTACGGTTGGTGAAAACCCCGGTCCTTTTGGGAACGGGGCGACTACCACGCCGCCGATTGCTGCCACACCCTGTGCAAGAAACGATTGATCAATTTCTCTGGTGAATACACCAGGTGAAACGATACGTTCTGAAGGGCTATAATTTCCATTTTGTTCGATTGCCATATATTAATTTTTTACTCCTGTATAAAAGTTGCAAATATAAATATGACCGGAGAAATTGAAACAATAAAAAATCCTCCAAATTAATGGAGGATTATAGTATTATAGTATTTTTACAAATATCAACGTTTTGGAGTAAATATGCCTGTATTAACATCAAAAGTGCCTTCTCCATACTTGGCAACAATCTTGTCCAAAAATAATTTTTCTTGTGCCTCAATGGCAGTCAATCTTTCTAATGTTCGTTTTTCGTTCTTGTTTATTTCGCGCTTTTGCATTTCAACTTGACCAAGTGCAATGGTCAATTGATCATATACTTCACGAATATTATTCATTTCAGACAGTTCGTTTTGATCAAATACGACAGGTCCAAGATTTTGAGAAGGAATATTAAAATTTGGAATATTTTGATTGGCGGCGCTTTGAGGAAATTGCATTCCTGTGTTGGGCTGCGATGGCATTCCAAAATTTGATTGAGGTGCTTGAGCTGGTTGATTTAGTTCCATATAGTTTTATAACATTTATTGTTGAATTGTTTCATTCATATATATGGATTAAAAATTGTAAAATGTTGTTATAATAACTATCACACACTTAAATTGTGTTTATTTATATATTCGATCATGTATTTTTTCTTGGCGACTGGACCCGGACCAAATCCAGCAAAGTGGATAACAACGGAATTTTCATCATGAAATTTATATTCCGTAGAAATATTAACATTATTCCAAAAATCTGATGGAGGAGGTTTAGTAAAATTACTCTTAGAAGCTCCAGAAACTATCAATCTTTTTTGTTTCAATTCGGAAGTTAATTTATGATTGTAAAATCTTGCCGCACCAGAAGAGTCACTTGTTTCGTCAGTCTCACCCGTGCCAGACGATCCACTTGTTCCCGCTGTGCCGTCTGGGTCTCCGAAGAAATCGAAAAAATTAAAATTTCTACGTTCTCCCTTCCAATAAATTCCTACGACACATATTAATTTGTTGACACCGTCACTTGAAAGAAGCTTTACAAGATCGCGAAATACAAAATAATAATTCATAAACGATTGTTCGTAAAAATATGGACCTGGCCAAGCACTTGCAAGCCATCTAACGTTGTCAAAATGCATACGCATTTTTAACGAATTTATCATAAAAAACTGACCAGCATTAAACGGCATAATTTTGGAGCGATTGCTGTAAAAAAAATTCGCATCTTTATCCGAAATATGCATTATTCCAAAAGGAATAAGTGTAAGAGTTTGCATTCTTGTAAATTCGGAACGTGACACATAAAGAGTGTTTGATGCAAATTGCTGATTGAATATTTTGTTCAAGTCCATAACACATAAAGAATCAATGTCCAAAAACAAAATTTTTCTATACTGATTTATATTTTCGTAATCAAAAATATTTAATTTTTTCATCGACGCATCCGGACCATCCTCGACAGGTGGTAAAATCATATAATTTACATTGAAAAATGAAAGAACCGACAAAGAAGATATTTTTTCTTTTGTCTCGGAGTCCGTTATTAACAATAAATCAAAGTCAATCAATTGCGTGTTTGATACTATGCTATTCAAACACATGTTTAATATGTCGATATAGTCGTCGTTCAAAAATGCCGAAAAGTATAAAAGATTTTTTTTTCCATAAATTTCGTCGGTTATTGATTCTGCGAGTTCATATCTCTTGTTCAAATGCTCAACGATAAGATCTTTATCACATTCTATATTTTTGTATAAACAAGATTTATTTACTCTGACAGTATTTTTTAAATTTTCTAATAAACTCAAATTGTAGGTGCTTGTAGAACACCCTCGCAACTTTATGTTGTTTATTATAACCGTTTTTTGATTTGAATCTATCATATGCTCTATAATTCCGAGCTATAGCCAAAATTATCAAAGTCTTCTTTATAAAAGTTATATATTGTATTTTTTGTTTCTGGTGTGAAAAAATCTTGATATGGAGTAGCATCCGAACTTTTGTTTGACCATAAATAATTTTTATACTCAACCGATGTTTTACTTGTGAGCATTTCCCAACAAGGAGTCATATTTTCAAACTTGAAGATTTCAATATTCGACGCAATTGCACCAGATTCATTTTTTAAAAATATAGATTGCGTTTCTAAGTGCCCATCAAACATTTTAATTCTTTTGGTTACATCTGTGTTTAATTTTTCAATAAAAGATTCAAATGTACCGGGATCATGTTCCGGTTTTTTTGTTTTTAAAAACAAATTTTTTCTGTATTTATATTCCGACACAAATCTTGAATATGGATTTCTTACAACGGAGAATGTGTAAAAATTTTCCCAATTTATAGCCAACTCACTTTTCAATTCACAATATGTAAAATGTTGTGGAGTTTTGAGTTGCCCCGTTTTCAATCTTGATTTAAAATCATAATATTCTTGTGGAGTGCATGTACCCAACATTTTTTCAATTGTTGTACCCGCACATTTTGGAATATGAATGAATACTGTTTTATATGTGTAACTTATAGGCATTTGTATAAAGATTTATAAATGATTTTTTATTAAAACTGTTTGGAAGTTTGGCTGCGAAATGTATTGCAACTGTACGGTCTCCATGCATTTGAACCAGATTTTTTACTATTCCATCGACACTATTAGCGTTCGTCTTCAATTCTTTTTTTAAGAAATTGCTCAATGTAGCTCCACTCACTTGTAATTTGGACTCAACATTTTTATTGTTTTCATTGTATGTAACAGCAACCAACTGCTGCTCAATCATTGGCATATCCGGCATATTCGGTATATCATCTGGAAAAAGTTTGAATTTTACACTCAATAAACTTGTAAGTGACTTTAGTGCAAAATAATAATTCATGAACGATTGTTCGTAAAAATATTCACCCGTCCACACATTTTTCAACCATATTACATTATTAAAATGATTTTTCATTCTTGAAGAATTTAAAAACAAAAATTGACCCGCATTGAATGCTGTAATATTTGGGTTTTCATTCATAGTCATTGCGTCCAATTCACTCAAGTGCATAATCCCGTGTGTAACAGATGTCAAAAGATTGGAAGTACTTGTTGGGGTATAACAAATATAAAGTTTTTCCGGCACCAATTCTTTCTGAAAAATTATATTCAAGTCGCTTATACAGATAATGTCAGCATCAAAAAATAATATTTTTGAATAATCATATATTTTTTTGTAATCAAATATGTTCAATTTTTTCAATGAAGCGAGTGGACCGGTGTCAACCTTTTCCGATAGCAGCATATAATCCACATTAAACTTGGATATAATGTCAAATGCTTCTATCTTCACCTTTGTTGCAGCGTCTGTTATAAACAATATATCAAAATTTACAGTTGGTGTGTTTGAAATAATGCTTTTTAGGCACATATATAACAGATCAACATATTCATCACTTAAAAATATTGAAAAATACAAAAGATTTTTTCCTCCACTATAAACAATATCTTCTTCGTTTTTTACACTCAAGTATTTTTGATGCACATGATGAAGTATCAAATCTTTTTCTCCGTTGGAGTCATTATAAAATTTCATTCGGTTCTTAGTCATCAACGACCGTAATTTTGAAAGCTGATACTTATTATTTTCCGACGCCGGTGACGCCTCTGCTATTATTTTTTGAATATTTTCGTCGATCATATATTATGCGAGTTCTGGAATAATGCTCCAAAGTTTTTTCCAATCTATCATTTTATCTCTGTTTGCTTCAAATTGCATATGCATGGCTAAACTTGGCATTGGGGTAAATAGTTGAACTTTTTCATTTGACCACACGTGATTTATTGTAGTAGCTTCACATACATCAGCATCTTTGGTATAGTTGTTTGCAAACTTTTCAAAATGCTGCCATCCACGATTTATAACACCGGGCGTGGTAAAAAAAGTGCAAGTTGTATAATAATTCGTTCTCCAATGACGACTATTGTGTTGAACTATATTAGATGGTTGCATATATTTCAATAAATAGTTGTCTGGGTCATCAAATGGGTGAACTGCAACATCTTTTGTACCGTTAAATTGAGAAAATGCATACTTATAAAAATGCTCCATTTCAGCTATTGCGTTTGGAAAATGTAGATAATCGTCTTCAACACAATATACCATTGTTTTTTCACTGTCTCTGGCAAGTTCAAAATATTGAAGCGTAGCTTCGTTATAATCTCGCTTTTCACGCACAATCAATTCAGATGGATGCTTATATGATTGAAGTATTTTTTGGATTGCATTTATGCAATCTTCACTGCTGGCGTCATCAATTATTGTTATTTTCGTGCCATTATCACGACCAGAAACTGAACATAAGATGCTGGAAAGGCATTTTAATATAAGTGTCTTTTTATCTGTTCTACAAAATCTTTCATTGTTGCTGCCATGAACAGATTCTCCATCGCACGTTTTTATAATAATTTCTAAGCTCATAGATATATATCTGATCATATATATCAAATGTTGTCAATTCTAAATTATTATTGACATTCGTAGCCAATAATACCACCATATGATCATGTTTCAAGAAAATGATAAAGGATTGGATCAAGCACTGGAATATTCTATACACGGAAAGTCCGACGGAAAAAGCATTTTGATGTCGCTAAACCAAGATGATCCAAGGGTGAGATTTAACCTTGGTTGGTATAATATGCAAGATGGTAGATTATATGAAGGACAAAAAAATCTTGAATATGGAAGATTATTGAATGTTTTTGGTGGGGCAAAAAATATAAATGCTCCAATATATGACGGAAGTTCATTGGTTGGAAAAACACTTTTATTTCATGGAGAAGGTGGATATGGAGATGAAATAATCAATATAAGATTTGCAAAAAATTTTCATGAACTTGGTGCAAAAGTGATAGTTGGATGCAGCAAAGAGCTTTTTCCATTATTTGAAAATCTACCATATATTCATGCCATGGTTGATAGAGATGTTTGCAATAAAGTATATCATCATTGTTGGGTGCCATCTATGTCTTCAACAATGCATCTAAAGATGGAATATTCAAATTTAAGCAGCGAGCCGTATTTGAATATATTCAACAAACGATGGGTTCCAAAAAATAAATCAAAATTTAAAGTTGGATTAAGATGGAGCGGAAATCCAAAATTTGAACATGAGCAGCACAGAAAATTTCCAACTCAAAAAATGCTGGATATTGCAAAAATAGAAGGAGCAACATACTATAGTTTGCAGCGAGACAATGATTTGATGGAAAACATTCCGTGTATAGATATGATATATGAAATGAAAAACTGGAAAGATACAGCAGAAATAATATCCAGCATGGATCTGATCATAACATCATGCACAAGCATTGCACATTTGTCGGCTGCAATGGGAAAAGATACTTGGGTAATACCGCCAATACTTCCGTATTATATATGGGCACTACCGCAAAATACATCACCTTGGTACAAAAATGTCAAATTGTATAGACAAACAGAATATGGAAACTGGGATGATCCGTTTGAAAAAATAAAGACAGATCTAAAATCTATACTGGCTAATATTAGTTAGTCAGATTCAGCAATGGATCTGTTGGTTTTTCTAAAAGATTTTCTTTATTTTTTAAAGCCAATAAAAGAGTATTGTCTTCTAGTAATATTGTGCCTTCTGGGACCAATCCAACTGATTTTAACATTTCTAATGTTTGAGGATTGCTCATTGCGTTCAATAGCTTTGCTGGACTTGGTCGGCCATTTGCAATAATTTCAGATTGCAACTCGCGACCAACAGTTACAGTAAATTCGAGGTTGGCATTGGCTTCAAACATTTGATCATCTGTATAGCCGGGTATGCGAGTCTTTTCACAAACAACATATAGTTCTGCTATTAGATTTTCTAGTATTTTGATTTCATTACGATTTAGTTCAAATGCATGTTTTTGATCATCTAGATGTGATTCTAATTCTAGTATCTCGGCCTCTAGATTCAATAATATATGTGGTAGCGCAGGTACTGTCAGCAGATGCTTATATTCAGCAAGTTTTGCTTTGTATTTTAGTTCAGCACATTTTTCCAATACTGCTGCTCGTTTGCGTCCTACCAAAAACCCTTGCAGGGTCTTGAGTTTCTCCCATGGAGTACTACCAATGACTTGGTATTTATAATTGAATTCAGAATTTAAGTTTGATGCCATAATATTTTATAACCTATTGTTTTTGTTTTTTAAGATCGTCCATAACTTGCAGCGGCTAAACTATATCTTGCTGTACCAACACCGGTTGTGTCAGTTGCTACAACTCCCACATTGTTTACAAGATTTGTCATTGAAAGATATGTACTAACAACTCCATATCCAAATATAGCTCTGTCCTCTCCGTAACCTGCCGCTGCTAGGGAATTTCTTGCCGTGCCAACGCCTGTTGTATCAGTTGCTACAACACCAGTATTACTTACAAGATTTGTCATTGAAACATTACCCGCGCTACTAACGCCATATCCAAATATAGCTTTGTTGCTTCCATAACCAGCCGCCGCTGGCAGATATCTAGCCGTTCCAACACCAGTTGTATTGGTTGATACAACACCCGTGTTGCTTACAAGGTTGGTGATTGAAGTTACGGCTCCAGTATATCCATAACCAAAGATTGCTTTGTCACTTCCATAACCAGCCGCCGCAATACCATATCTAGCAGTTCCAACACCAGTTATTTCTCCCGCCACATCTCCGGTGTTATTTATTAGCTGGGTGCTTGAAATGGGCGAGCTGTTAAATTCTCCATATCCAAATATAGCTTTATCAAAACCGTAAGTTGCTGCCGCATGCCTCGCTCTACCAGTGTACATATAAAGCCATGTTTCTTGAACAATAGTTCCAGTGTTATCTATTAGGGTGCTATAGCCTTGATATGTGGGCTGATTATACCCCATCACAAATATAGCTTTGTCGAAACCATAACCCGCCGCTGCTAGCATATATCTATACTGTCCACCGACACCAGACGTGTCGGTTGCTACAACACCCACGTTGCTTACTTTATTAGTATGTATCAACCCGCTCGCCGCTTGTCCATATCCAAATATAGCTTTATTACTATACACGTAAACATTACCGCCCAGTTTATTATTTGAGTTTGTTTTTTCTGACAAAGACATTCCAGTATGTATATACATATATTTATGGCAATATATAAGATATATTTTGAGCTTCTATTATATCTCTTGATGCAAATGGAATATTCGCTTCAAACCATTCCAAATGAAGATTTGATGGATTTTTTTCATCTCTAGCAAAAAAAGGAGGCAGATCCAAATGTTTCATAACTGGAGTGTTGTTTATATCAATAATTGGACAAGTGACTGTAGCAACCAAAAATTGAACAGGATTTGAATTTACAAGTGTATATATTTTAAATACATCTTCAGATACGTCTATTCTGAGCCAATGATGCTGTGCTCCTGTAGCCAATTCATCGCTGTTATGTTTTTGATATATTTCATTCCGAATCTCTCCAATCACAGTTCCTTGAGATATTTTATATTCTTCCAGTATAGTCATAAATATTTTTATTAAAAATACTTCATAAGGAATGAATTATTGCCATAATAATTTACGTCATATGAAGTAATCAACTGCCGCGCTCCGCCACCAGTATACAGCGAAGTTTGGGTTGAAGTATACCCAGCATAAGCACTCAAATTACCATCGGTTGTTATAAATGGCATCAGGGGGGTGTTATTTATTACTGGATAACCATTTGTACCTCCAGTAAACCAACGTCTATGATTTGTGGCAGACCCAATTTGTGTAATCAAACTGATTATGCCCATCCCAACGCCAAGTGGACTATATCCCCATCCATACGCAGTTCCGTTTGAACGTATGGCATAAGCCCCACCGCTCACCGCAGTTGATTTCACATCCGTCCAATCAGAATATGCTGCTCCTATTTGAACGGGAGATGACCTGTTTGTATTTGTACCGTCTCCAATCGTATATTGATTTCCACCAAACCCATACATAGTACCATTTGTTTTTATAGCATGTGTCGTATAAAATCCAGCAGAAACATGTTTCCAACTTCCTCCACCAGATACTTGGACCGGTGAAGATCTGACGAAAACTGTGCCGTCGCCCATTGATCCATTAATATTGACACCCCAGCCCCATAATGTGTCGTCAGATTTTATGCCCATGCAGTAACTATATCCAAATGAAATATATTTCCAAGTTCCTCCTCCAGATATTTGAACCGGAGAATTTCTATTCGTTCCTGTATTATCCCCCAATTGACCATTATAATTAGCCCCCCATGTCCATAATGTATCATCGGATCTTATTGCTGCAAATGCTCCATAATACGCGCTACCAACTACCATTTTCCAACTGTATGATCCTATCTGAACTGGACTCTTTCGCGTGGTGTTAGTACCATCGCCCAGTGACCCGTAACCATTATACCCCCATGTCCATAATGTATCATCAGCTTCTTTTATACCTGCATATGCATTGTCTCCGAAAATTGCACCGGCATCTATTATATTTTGTTCGGTAGTTGAGGCGCAGCTCGTGCATGTAACATATTCTGTCCAAGCGTTGTACACCGCCGAACCATCATAGCCAGTCACTGCAAAAGATTTAAATCCTTTTTTTAATGATGTTGATGGTGATACATCATAATATCCAGCATATCTACTGTTGTTGAAAGAACTTGATGGCGTGAGATTAGGAAATGATACATAAGCATAATTACAAGTATTGCAATTATAATATGGGGCTCCATCATCTCCACAGCATTGACAGTTGGCGTCGGTGCGCGACGTACAATTTGGGCCATATGCTGGACTTTTATTATCAATATATGCACCCCATCCGGCTCTACCAATTGTATCAATAACACCGGCGTATTCATAACGCCCCACTGTGCGTTTGGATAATGTTCGCTTACTTAATATATTTGTAACTGCCATAATAATTCATAACCTTAATTTTTATGTAATTTCAGAACCAAATGCAGTAAATCCAATGTTGCCATCAGAACCATATACTCTTATATATTTTGAAGCTTCCATTGTTATACCAAGAGTCATAACAATACTATCATTGGCTGGAACTGCTGCATCATATGCAAGAAATTCTGTTGGGCTGGCAGGTGTACCTGCACTTGCCATTATGCCAATTCTGAATTGTTTTGCTGCGCCCGAAACATTGCATACTACAATGCTGGATACTACTGCACTTTTACCAACTGGTGTAGTGTATAGTGTTGCATAAGCAGCATTTGCTGCTGTTTGACCTAATATTTTATATGCTGTTGCCATATGTTATTTTGTATATATATATATATCGTTGTTGCTGCAAAAAAGATAATGAATTTTGTTATTTTATGCTCCCATGACCATAAATATTGGAGAAAAATCTGGATCGCCAGACACACCACCGGGTGAACTTAGTGCATAACTTGCTGTGCCTTGCAATGAGCCCGTTATACCAGCCGTGACAACCAATGAACCTGTTACTATTGTATTTCCATTAACATCCAATTTAGCATTTGGTGTTGTTGTTCCAATACCAACATTACCACCATTAAAGTAAGATGAAGCGTTAGCTCTTATTTGAAAACCTACATTGCCGCTACCCCCCGAAGGAGTGTACCCCCAAATCGTAGCTCCGTTAGTGTCGTCTCTGTAAAAAACCAAAACTCTGTTAATGTCGTTAGCTGTATTTATTTTACTAACGATAATTCCATTAGCGTTAGATATCCCAATTGCAACGTCTCCAACCCAGGTATTTGTTAAAGTTCCTACAGTGAGTAGGCTTCCAGACGTTCCGCCTATCTGTAACTTACTTATTGGGCTCGTTGTTCCGATACCAACGTTGCCATTATTTGAAACTTGAAATAATCCTGCACCAGCTTTATCAACTCTAAATGGAACTCCCGTGCTGGAAGCGCCAATGTTTACATAAAGTCCATTGGCGTTTGTTACTCCGTTATTCGCAACTTGAACAGCCCAAGTAGAATTATCCGAAGAAACAATATCTAATTTTGAACTCGGACTCGTTGTCCCGATACCAACATTAGTATTATTATCATATAATACACCGGTTGATAATGTTGTTGCGCCAGTAAATCTTGCAACATAATTTGCTGTGCCGCCGGATATTGTTCCTGCTCCGCTTGTGCCAGCACTACCAGCACTGCCACTTGTACCAGCTGCGCCTGCGGCACCACTTGTGCCACTGCTACCTGATGTGCCACTTGTACCAGCTGCGCCTGCGGCACCACTTGTGCCACTTGATCCAGTTCTACCAGCACTACCAGCACTACCAGCACTGCCACTTGTACCAGCTGCGCCTGCGGCACCACTTGTGCCACTGCTGCCACTTGTACCAGCTGCGCCTGCGGCACCACTTGTGCCACTTGATCCAGTTCTACCAGCACTACCAGCACTACCAGCACTACCACTTGTACCAGCTGCGCCTGCGGCACCACTTGTGCCACTGCTACCTGATGTGCCACTTGTACCAGCTGCGCCTGCGGCACCACTTGTGCCACTTGATCCAGTTCTACCAGCACTACCGGCACTACCGGCACTACCGGCACTACCACTTGTACCAGCTGCGCCTGCGGCACCACTTGTGCCGCTGCTGCCACTTGTACCAGCTGCGCCTGCGGCACCGCTTGTGCCACTTGATCCAGTTCTACCAGCACTACCGGCACTACCGGCACTACCACTTGTACCAGCTGCGCCTGCGGCACCACTTGTGCCACTGCTACCTGATGTGCCACTTGTACCAGCTGCGCCTGCGGCACCGCTTGTGCCACTTGTACCAGCTGCGCCTGCGGCACCGCTTGTGCCACTTGATCCAGTTCTACCAGCACTACCAGCACTACCAGCACTACCACTTGTACCAGCTGCGCCTGCGGCACCACTTGTGCCACTGCTGCCACTTGTACCAGCTGCGCCTGCGGCACCACTTGTGCCACTGCTGCCTGATGTGCCACTTGTACCAGCTGCGCCAGCGGCACCGCTTGTGCCACTTGATCCAGTTCTACCAGCACTACCAGCACTACCACTTGTACCAGCTGCACCAGCGGCACCGCTTGTGCCACTACTACCAGATGTACCATTTCCACCCGGACTGCCCGCTGCGCCACTTGTGCCACTGCTGCCTGAT